GCAGTACCCAGTCCCGGCTTGAATGATCCGGCACCTTCACCTGCTTGTAAGCCTTGTGTTACATCTACGCCATAGCCAAATGCCGCACCCTCGAGAGCTTGCTTGCCACCCTCTTTTGTAAGGAAGCTACTTGGTTTTGTTACAAGCTTTTTAGCGGCTGTGGCAACAGTAGGAGCGACAACTTTTTGTGCTTGCTGACCTGTTTTCATTCCCTTTGCAGCCTTGCCGTATGTACCGAATGGAAGGATCTCGAGTGCGGTACCACCGGCCTCACCGAATATCTGTCCCTTTGATTTATTGACCACATCGCCAGTGAAGTCCTCGAGCTTAGGCATATCCTGCTCAAGAAGCTTAAGGGCATTTTCTAATCGGGCAGTATCTTCTCCTTTCTGCCTTTTTTCCGCAATCGTTTTGACGAGAGTGTTTCTGGTGTTTGAAAGCATATCAGTTGCTTCTGCAAACTGATCAGCCGCCTTTGGAGCATTGAGTGCTTCACCGATTGTCTTTCCAAAACGCTGTGTGTTACCAGTGAGGATTTCACCGACAATACCACCCTTCACACCGGATCCTGTAGGAGCCGGAGTAGGCGCAGGAGTAGAAGTGGAAGCCATCAGTTCGGCCTTCCTCTTCTTCTCCATCTCTATGATCTTCTCCGGAGAGAAGCCGGATTGTCTCGCTTTCTGAAACTGTTCCGGGGTGAGTGGTTGATAAGTCATATTTTTATTGGCTGATAGCTTGTAAGTAAGCTTGGTATTCAGGATCTACAGCACCGCCGGTTGTTGTTCCGCCTCCGGCAAACGATCCACCACCTCCATACATTCCAACCGCTTCATACCATCGGTTTATGCTGTCTTTGATCTTTTGGAGCTGTAGTTTTACGTTCTCTGGTGTCTGGCTCATCTTGAGTGCACCAAGGGTTGATTCAAGAAGTGCCAACTCGATGTTAGATACCTGACCGAGAGCACCGCCAGTCTTTGAGGCTTCACGCATTGCAGTAAGCTCGTTGAAGGCGATGTTTGACTTGAGTGTATCAAGTTCTGCTGTGTAGTTTCTGTATGCATCACTTCTCATTAATTCAGGAATTGGAACGGCAGCCGAACGTCCGAAGATGTTTGGGTTTGCCTCTGCCTTCATCATAAGGGCATCAACTCCACTGATAGTTCTTGCTGCCTTATCTAGCATGTACTGTGATGGAGGTGCCTTACCCATTGAGGCTAGGGCATTCACCACATCATTTCTAAGACCTGCTTGTGAGGCCGGAATATCAGTAAGCTTTGCTTCTCCATTGAAGATTCTCTTGGCCCATGAATCTACTGTAGGACTTGCACCCGGCACATAAGTGCTGCCGCTACCACCAGTGCCACTAGCAGTAGTTTTACCAACACTTGCGACTTTTTCATATTGTCCAGTTTTAGGATTAAGCTCATACCTTGCCTGACCTTCAGAGAGCGAGAATCCTTCCTTCGCTTTGGAGCTTGGAATGAGCTGACCAGTTTTAGGGTCGTAGTAATTATCTCCGATCTGAAGAGGCTTACTTAACTCCATTGCAGTTTTGTAGGCACTCGACATTGCTTCCGCTTCTCCGGTAAGAGCCGATAGTCCTCGAGCTGCACCACTTTCAGCTACACCAAGGTCTGCAAGCTCGCTCGCATACCTCCGGTTTAACATCGCTGCTTCAGACTGTGCACCACCTTTTAGCATTCCAGAAGTATCGAGAGTAGCCTCATAGTCTCTTCGTGCTTTGAGGCTTCGCTCATCGATTTTACTTTGGATCTCTCCGAGCCTTGATCGTGCCGCTTTGAGTTCATCAGATGGCTTCAAGGAATCTGCGTATTGAGAGAGATAGTCTCGGTATGATTCCAAGTAGGATGCCACAGGGTCGGGAGCAGGAGCCTGTGCAGGTGCCTGTGGTTGCTGTGGTGCCTGTTGTGGAGCAAAGGCACCAGTATTCATACCTAAATTTTGACCCTGCTGTATGAGTTGCTGTGTGTATGCGGCGGTACCGAGCTGTGGAGTTGAAGGAGTGGGAGCCTTCACCTGCGAATTTATATACTGATTTTGTACAGAAGGTGTCGGGCTAGTTGGCGACACTGAAGCCGGAGCACTTGACTGCACTGCAGGTTTTTGTGGCGTTAGAGAAGGAAGCGAAAGCTTCGGGGCTGTTCCTGCTAGACCAGAGAGACTGCTGTACGCCTGTGGTTTGCTGAATAGAGATTTTAAGTATGAATCCATGTTAGTAATATTATATTATTAATTAAACCCACTAGCATCCTGAAATGGGAAGTAGTACGGTGCCTGTGGCAAATTCTGCGTACTGCCGAATGGTGGCACGTACGCCCCCTCTTCGGTTTCCCCCTCGTTTGCAAGCATCTGACCCACGAGGCCACCATACACATCTGTATACCCAGCCTCGTTGCCCCCATCGTATTTCAGCCAGTAAACCTTCGCCCTATTTGCATCTCCTTGGTTATCCCAATAGAGAGCAGTTGCCCGATATACGATTCCAATATCGTATGCCTCCGGTATCACCGAGCACTGGCCGATCGTGTAGGCGGCTGTGCCGGCAGCGATGGCTGTACCCTCGTATGGTTTAAGAAGCGAGACATGAGTTGAATCAATGAAGCCTCCAATCTCATACCAGAAACCATCACCGCCATTAGCGGCTGTGGTGTTCGTGATCATGATATAACGGCCCACCATGTCTAGGGTCCATGTAGTGCCGGTGCCGGTTACGATCGAACCGCCATTTGATGCGTTTACAGTAATCGATGCAGTAGCAGAAGCAATGATCGCAGTCGTCCAAGTTACCGCAGTTGAGCCATTAGTGAAGGTAGCCAGCCGGTATTCACCGTTCGAGAATTTTATCTGGTAAGTACCAGTAGGAAGGGTCCAGTTGCCGGTAAGAGTTCCGGCTACAGCTTCGGCTGCAAGAGCACCAGTGAAGGCTGCTGTGAATGGAACTGACACTACAGATCCGGTAGTGTAATCAGCGATCGTAAGATCTCTTGTTTGAAGTCGGCCTCGAAGCCTCATGAGCCGACCATCAGTAGAAGGAGTAGGTACGATGTAGAACTTCTGGTTTTCTACATAAGTGAAGTAAGGAGTGTCCGATGTCCCGAGGCGGTATTGCAACACAAGCTTCCACTTTGTCGGATCGAAGATCATCTCCGGGGAGTAGATTGTAGAGCGAGAATCTGGATCAGATCCATCATCACTGTAGATCATCAGATCAATCAGCTTTCTGAACCCATTCGGGATCTGATAGCTCTGCTGATTAGCCACAGTGTACATGTCCTTCACAGCTTCCAAGAAGCGAAGCTTGCCGCCCTGAAGGTTGCACATCGTGCGGATCGAATCATTGATATTTGCATCAATGAGTGCCATTTTAGCCGCATCGCTTGTCGATACGTTGCAGTACTTGGATGTCGTATTGCGAAGTGAAGTAAATGTTTTCATTATTTTGTTGCCTTAATATCCTCGTTACTTGTAAGGATACCCTTATAATATTCCCCATCCCCTGTAAACGTAAAGCAGATTTTGATCTCGATCCTCGGCTGACTGTCGCCACCTATGGCAAACTGCGCCCAATTTCTTGGAGTTTCCACCGGCTCTGCTGAAAAAATCTTGATCCAATTTTGGAAGCGAGCACTTGCAGTAGTTGTGCCGAGGCCGTAATTAATACTTTCATCCAAGGTTACTGTCCATGTGCCAGCATTGTTGACAGCATTGATTATGTGAGCACAAGCACCACCTGCTATACCCCTTGTAATCTCTACCTCCCCACCCGTCTCTCCAGATACCCAGTATTGGCTTATGTCTACAGCCGAGTTAAGGACGGTAAAGGTATTACCGTTTACCCAAGTGATCGTTGCCTCCACTGGTGCAGATTCCACAGATCTATATTTTACTGTGATGTTATCGGTTGATTGTAAGAATTTGCGGTATGTCATCCACCATACATCCCAAGCATCCGCCACTTGGTCTGATTCCACCCAATCCATAACCATGTAGCCTCTTTTCTGCACCTGATTGAGTGAGTCATCCACGAAGATGGCATTATTCGTGGCGGTTGCACTTGTGTAAATAGCAGCACCGGCTAGGATGGTGCCGAATCTCCCAGAGGCCGTGCTTGGCTTATCCGCATTTGCAATAGCACCAACCCGAGAAACTCTGTTCTGTCCAAAATCTGTTACATTAGCAGATCCTGCAATGTTGTAAGTCAAAGGATTTTTATGCACAAAGTTTGTTTGTGCCGACCACTCCCAAACACCCGAAGGAAGATTTTCGTTGATTGTCCCAGCATTATCATTATTCAAGTTATTTATGAGAGCCAAGAAGGTGTCATTTTTGGTATATGCCAAACCGTTAAAATGGATGAACTTGTTTGCTACTAATCCATCAGGGTTGTAAGGAAGTTGATTTGTGTAGGGCAGTCTGCCGATCTCGCCAAAGCCAGAGCCGTTCCATTGAGAAAAGATACCGTTACTATCCATAGCCACTGGCAGCCCACTTTTTTCGTTAGTAGAAATAGCCAGAACAGCTTTTGCATTGACAGGGAAAACGTTATCAGCCTGAGCTGAAAGACCGTCCCATTGGAAAATATTGCCGTTCATATCATCCACATCAACACTTTGCGTACCGATCCAAATACTGTCGGCGGTGGCATCCATCGACATAATTAGGTTACCAAAGGGGAGAGAGATAGTGAAATCTCCTGTCGATGAGACATTGTTCGATGTATCTACTGATATGATAGTTGTGCCATTGCTAATGTACAAACGATTACGAAGAGGAAAATAACGAATAATGTGTGGCACTCCTGAATTTAGAGCAGACACTGTAGTCCACGTACTATAGGTTCCGCCCGACCCATTTCTAAGTAACTCATCGTTAGTTGATACCCACAATTTTCCCTCAAATACCTCTAGATCGGAAGTGTCAGAAGAACAATCGGTTGGCGTTCCTGAAGCAGCATCTTGAGTAAAGGCGGCATTAGGTGTGGCCCCACCATTGAAACATCGTGCCCCTGCTACAGTTCGAAAGGCACCACTATAAAATTTGAAGGCAGTAGGCACACCGAGATTATCTAACCCTAGATCAACGGATGAATTGACACGCATTCTAGGAGCTACCCTAGCCACACCTAAGTTGCTCTGGAAATCCATACCGAAGGTACTCCAAAGATTGCCCATCGGAAACACGTTGGATCGGTTGTTCTGAACGTAAGCTTTATTTGATTGTGGGAATGATTTTCTCATGTTATGCGATTATATACAGCAATTGGTTTCCAACGCCTGAAGAGGTTATATCTACAGGGTTCGCTCCATTATCTTTGATCTTAAACGAATAACCATCGGCAGAAACATCATAGACTGTATACACCTGACTGCCCCCTCCAGCTACGATGCCGCCCGGAGGTGTGTTGTCAGTGTAGAACACTATCTCTGTGTCGTTCTCAAATTTGTTGGCAGGAGTTTTATCAAGAATATTTATAGTGTCGTCTGTAGGATTGGCAGAATATCGGATCATTCGTATGTTAAATACAAATGTCTTATCGTTTTGGGTTATTTCTATAACCCCGTAGCTTCCAGACTGACCAGAACCGGCCCAACCCACTCGATAGTTATCAGTAAGAGCCAGAAAATAACGATTCAAAACATTTAAGCTCTGCTGATCTAGTGGCAAAGTAATCTGCTGTCTTTCACGCTCGGCTTTCCACTTCTCTAGGGCTTCTATTCTCCTGATTAAGTCTTGTTCATTCATCTACTTGAAGTAGTTAAGTGCAAACTGAATCACTGTTAGTGCACCAATGGCTGTGAATCCCCATGTTTCAAGCCTTCGAAGGCGTGCCTCATGGTCCTTTTCCATTGTCTGCACATCAGCTTTCTTCGCATAGTTTACATCGGATAAAGCAAGAGTTTTTTCGATATTTTCTATCGATTTCTTAATGTAGCCGACATCTGTTGCCAGAATCGCCATTGAGATACTCTGCTTTTGATCCTCTGATTGCTTCGCCATTACTCTAGTAATATTATTTTTAATTAGTTTAACGTCTTTCCGGACGATGCTTATGCGTTAGTATCGAACGTCTTAACGTTGGTAATGGGATTGGTGTTCATCGTCTTAATGTTCGCCTTTACATTTGTGTTGTAGGACTTGAGGTTGGCAGGGCCTGTTGCAAGACCCTCTTTTACCCACATCTCACCAATACTATATGTCCAAGTAGCTACTGTATTACCACCACCAATAACAAGCCTACTGGTCACACTTGAACCAGTAGTATCAATACTATAAGTATTGATTAACGAACCGTTAAAATACAACTTATACGTTCCTGCACCTCTATCAATATAAAACTCAACTTCCGTATCGGTGCTTATAGCAATATCTACTCCTGTATCCGTCCACCCTGCACCATTTCTCGCAAAAATACTGCCACTCGCTGTAGAATCAACATAAAAGGCAACTGCCATCACAAAAGAAGTATTTGCATATTGAAATACAATAGGAATATTAACTAACGCAGTATATTGCCAAGGGAACCTGACGTAAACAATAGAGTTAGTTGCAGATTGATTAGAATAACAATTCTCACTAGCACCCACAGCATCATCAGCCACAATCATCCTACCAGCAATAAAACTATGAGTTGTTCCGTTATCTGTCCAATTATCTGGTGTTCCAGACATATCGTCATGGAAGACTGTTGTGGCAAATTGTGAGAGATTGTAGAAGTAAGCCATATTTGTTTAAGCTACAGTTGTCTGTGCATCCATGCTTGGATTAAAGTAAAGCTCGTCTGCCGTCAGAGCGAACCCTACACGTCTAATAACAGCATCAGCACCGGTTGGGATAGCTGTTTGAATATCCCCAGCAGTCTCACCGATATACACCGGAGCACCAATGGTAAGGGCTGGAAAGGCTGCATCTGCCCGAATATTTCCGGTCAGAAGCATTCTTGTAGCACTTCCATCACTGGCAGCAGCAAGAACACAGATACCAAGCATTCTGTCAGCGGTTGTAGCTGCGTCAGCATCAGCAAGTTCCCAACGAGAATCTGCTACCGCTAGATAACAGAGATCCCCGAACGCAAGTGTGGCCCCGGCTGTTCCGGCGATAGCAAGACCAGAATAAGTACCATCCGCCGAGAGAGCTGCATCATAAAGGATCGGATTATTTTCAGTGAGCTGAAGAGGAAATGTACCAGTGGGTCCGGTAGCACCAGTCGGTCCCGTGGCACCTGTGGCCCCTGTAGGGCCTGTGGCTCCCGTAGGGCCAGCAGGTCCCGTGGCACCTGTCTGACCAGTAGCACCAGTCGGGCCAGTGGCACCAGTTGCCCCGGTAGCTCCTGTGGCACCCGTAGGACCCGTGGCTCCTGTGGCACCCGTCGCACCAGTAGCTCCACCATCAGGGCCGGGAGCACCTGTAGGACCAGTTGGGCCTGTAGCACCTGTAGGACCAGTTGGACCTGTAGGGCCAGTTGCAGGACCGGCAGGACCAGTGGGGCCGGTAGGACCAGTTGGACCTGTAGGGCCGGTAGGACCTGTAGGGCCTGTTCCTCCTGTTGCTCCAGTCGTTCCGACACCATCAACCAATACTCTGTGAGTTACCGGATCAACGGCAACTGGGATTGGAGTAACACCATCAACGCTCGATACTCCGAGTAGTGTGGTTACGTGATTTTGATCTCTTGATGCTTCAGCCATGTTATTAATGTTAAATTTTTAATGCCTCAACTAATAAAATGTAAGCCGCCGTTGGCTCACCACCGAACTCCCACCTGTCTCGCCAATTGAACCTTCGGATACTGTTGATCTGGAAGATCCCCTTGTATCGCTCTCGCACACTCTCCTCCGTATAGGTCCTCAAGTGAGCAGGATCAGCGAACGAAGGAACGCTAAAGATCACCTTCTGACCCTTTGGAATGTTTTCAATAGCCTTAAGGTCATCGATGTGCTCAAAGACCTCCGTAGAAACCATGTAGTCATACTCCCCTTCGAAGTTTTTAGGATCGTAGATATTTCCCACCCACACTCTCGAATCGTTAGCAATCTCGATTGCCTTCTCACTGAAGTCGAATCCTTTGTAATTTGTTAGCTTCTTTCCAAGCTCTCCTGTGCCACATCCGACATCAAGCACAGAAGCATCACCGACAATGCCGGCGATTACCTTGCTGATCTCTTCATATCGGCTCATGTCAGCAGATCGGCTGAAAAGCGTATTGTAGTAGTGTGATCCCTGCTCGGTAGTAGTACGCACAAAAAGCACATCCTTATTAGTTGCCACCTCTGCAAGCTTCAGCCACTTGCTCCTATTTGGCTCATAGTGCATTTCTGCCATGAGTAGAAACGCCTCCTTGAAATCCGGATTAAGATTGATCGCTTGCAAACACTTTGCTCGTGCTTCATTACCTCTTCGCATATTCCAGAGACATCGTGCAGACATGAGCACACCATCTGCTTTCTCCGGTAGCCATGTAGCCACCTTCAAATACTCTTCGTACCAATTGTAGGCATCTTCATAAAGCCTTCGATACCAAAACTCTCGAGCAAGATAGTACTTCTCTCGAATACAGCCCGGATTCTCTTCGACAACCTTCTTTAATATTCTAAATGCTCGATCAGGATCGAGTTTGTGGGCCTCTGAATAGCCATAGACAATGGTGATATCCTGATGATTATCTTCAGAAACGCTTAAATAATTATGTATATCTCCCTTCCAATACACGTCAGGATGCACCTTAAAGAGCCTTGGAAAAGTGTGGATCTGGCCCTGCTTCTCTGACTTAAGCTTGCAAGACACTGTTTTTAGACCTCTTTTGTCTGCATCAATAGCGGCTGCCCTCACCTCCTCGATCGTATTTACCAAAAATTCATCAGCATCGACAATCAGGATCCAGTCGCCGGTAGCTTTCATAAGGGCGTGATTGCGAGCTTTTGCGAAGCTGTCGCACCACACGAAGTCAGTAAACACCTTGTCAGTGTACTTCTTAGCGATCTCAACAGTATTGTCAGTTGAGCCAGTGTCGCAAACAATGATCTCATCGACACCCCTTAAGGAGCTTAGGCATCGATCCAAGCAGGAGGATTCATTTTTTACGATTAAAGTTGCTGAAATTTTCATGTCGATTGTACTTTTAATTTTCCATCGAGAGTGGCGTATGCCACCACCGGGGTTACAAGATCATCCGATGACACTCCCATAAGAGAGGTTACGAAATTCTGATCACGATCAGCATTAACCGGTCCGTTGTCTGCTCCATCTACTCCATCCTCTACCGCTAATTTGCCTGTAGGAGAAGCCTTGATTCGGATGGTTGTTACTCCGTCAGAATCAAGAACTGCGAGTAGGGATGGTACATGATTTTGATCTCGTACTGCTTCAGCCATTTTACTTTTCTATTACTACCAATTTTGCCGTAGCAGATTCTTCGATAAACTGTGCGGTTGCTGCAACGATCGGGAACATTCTTGTTGTGTTTGCAGGGATAAACTCATCAAAAGCTGACGAGCTTGCTGTTGCACCCCATTTCATAAAGACACCTTTATCAATTGCAGAAACCAAGATGTAGGTTGCACCGGCTGCAAAGGTTACAGTTGTTGAAGATGAGATTGTGGCATCGTAAGTCCTCGCTAATGTAGGAGCCTTTGGATTGCCGTAGAAATATTGATTTTCGTTCATATTCTTCCTTCTCTTAATCTATTAATTGTACGCTCGAGAGTAGCTCTCTGGTCATCAATCTTTCGCTTCTCAACTGCAAGAGATGCCTCTTTTCTCTGAAGGGCCTCCCGGTCATTTTTAATCCGGACCTGATCATCAGAGATCTGCTGTTTGATGTCGGCGATTTCTTTCTGCTGTCGAGTTACCTCTTCCTCCCAAATTGCACTTTTCTCGGAAAACTTTTCCACTAGGCTTGAGAAACTGGTATAAGCCTCCTTCAAAAAGTCTGCAAAAGAGGATGCGGAATTAAGAAGATCCTTCACTCCCTGATAGTTTTTTGTAGCCTCTCCCAAGATCTCCTTACTATCAGTGAGCACCTTATCGACAACCTCGATCGCTTTCTTCTCACGCTCTTCAAGATAAACAACCTCATCTTTCTTAAGATTTTCAAGAACACCCTTGACTTCTCCAATTTTTACATTGGTATCAGCCAAGGCTTTTATGGAATCCATTTTTTCTTTTTCGAATTCGTGTTCGATCATAAGCCATGTGTGGGCTTGCACCACTTTTCACGTCTGAACGCCACGGCTTTCGCCGTTAAGCGTTTACGAGAAGCTTTTCAAGTTCATCCTTTCCCTTTCGTTTATCGTGCTTGATGCCACGCTTTTCAAGTTCGAGAATGACTTCTTGTTTATCTTGATAAACCTTCGCTACTGTGGATGTTTCTGCATCGTTTGGCGGTACAGTTACATCGTCTTTTACTTCCTGCGAAGGTTCTTCCGCAGGTGCCTTATCCTTACCTGTCAGAGTTTCAACTACTCTGTTTAGCTCATTCACTCTCTCTAAGAGCAATTCCGTTTCGGTTTTAGCGATCGGCTTGTTCTCGGAGTAAAGATCAGTCAAGAATGTATCTCTCAACTTATCGAGCTTATTTTGATCCCACAACGGCACCCCTGTTGGAATGTTTGCCGGATCAATCGGAGGAGCTTGCCTAGTCATTACTGCCTTGGCAAGATTCGTTGCTAATGTAATACCTACGTGATAAGGAAGCTTTAAGCTTTCACCTACTTTCACTCCCGTTCCTCCTGAAATACCAAAGATGGGGCTGCTGTTGAACATGCAACCCATTTCAGGGGTGAAATCAAAGTCAGTCTTATTTGTGAAATCGACTACTCTGAAATCGTTGGGATTAGAAACTGTTGGACTATTCATTTGTTTTTAATCCTAATTACTAATTTGAAGCTTTGTCATTCTTCAAGCGGTAACGTACCGCATTGTGCCCTCTTGGAAAAAGACATAAACCAAGAGAGCACAAGCGACACACTAGCGAACGAAGTATCGAACGAGAGTACCCTGATCTGCTGCTGCGTTAGCAACAATTGCATAACCAAGAGACTGCTCATCGAATTCACCTTTTGCTGTGGTCCCCTTAAGTACCTGTCCTGCGGTATCATCACCCGAAACGAATGATGCACCGACAACAAGAACTTCACCGGCTACAGCTCTACCATCACCCTCTGTAAGAATCCATCCGTAGTCTCCAGAAGCGGCGGCCACTTGGAAAGCTCCTTGTGTCCTCTGAATCTTAGAAGTAACGGCTGCGATTATCACATTGGACATTCCGATCCATGTAAGATCGGAATCCGCAACTGCAAGTGCGGTAGCAAGAGCAGTTTCAGGATAAAGGGTAAGAGTTGTTGCACTATTGGTGCGGATCTTGAAGGTCTGGCCCACACCAGTACCATCATCAACAACACCGATCGCATCCTCGAACTCACCTACTGTCATAGTAGAAGCAGCACGAGTTAGGTAAACCTTGCGACCCTGACTGTCAGCACTCGATGAGAACAAGTCTGCCGAGGTAACTGTGTTAGGGATCACAATGTTTCCGTTAGCAATCGTGGAGTTGTTCTTCACGAACTGCCATTCACGTCCATCAGGGGTCATCGCTCTCTGACCGAGTTTAAACTCGCCTCTTTGAGTGATTGTCTGATATACGTTTTGGAAGGAAATCTGGTTCATATGTTTGTTTTCAGCTTTGGGTTCTTAGCCCTCCGCCATTTGGGGTAGCACCCCTTAATCTACTAATCTCCTTTTGCTAGGTAGAGTAACCATCTAACTATCCTGTGGCTCCTGTAGGACCTGTAGGACCGGTAGCACCTGTGGGACCGGTAGGACCGGTTGGGCCTGTTGGTCCGGTAGGACCAGTGGCACCAGTTGGACCGGTAGCTACGTTAATTTCGGTGTTAGCGGCCATAACTACGCCTCCATACTTTAGAACCGGGATGTAGTCTGCTGCGTTAAGGCTCATAATTTTGTATATTAATTATTAATTAAGATACGCCGTTAAGAGTACCCTGTAGGCGAGGTTCAGTTGCAACGAAGTTACCTGCGTAGATCAAGTAACCTACTTTCGTAAGCTGATCAACAGGAGACATCATCTTTCTGAACTGGAACCCACGAGTGGACTTCACGTTACCCGGCACACCTGCAGGAACGGCATCTGTAGTCTGCTTGAAGTTTGCAGTCATGATGTTTTCGTCTTGGTAGTTGAAACCAACGAATCCGAAGCCCTTAGTGTTCACAAAGTGGAAACGACCGGAAGGAATCTGTTCGTCCTTAGCGATCGGAGTACCACGGAATGTGAGGTACACGAAACCTTGCTGTGCACCCATACCCGGTGATGCAGGAACTCCACCCCAAGCGTTCATCTTTGGATAACCGCTAGTTGAGAAGTTTGCACGAACTGTAGGGGTCAAGAGGCTCTCGTACACAGACCAAATGGCCTTAGTAGTGAGGGCAAGATCCGGAGAATCAACACCGATTGTTACTGCATCTTCTGCAGTAGCAAGCTTGGCTAGGGTCAATGCACCAGTTGATGCAAGGTAGTACCCGGACCAAGTGGGGTAGGTTGATCGAGAAAGATCTCCGTAGGTAGCAAACAGGGTTGAATCTGAAGCTGCGTTAAGAAGAGAATCCCAGTCATTACCTGTTCCGTTACCGGTGTAGAGGTTCTGTGCGAGTAATGTAATGAGAGACTGTGCCTGTGAATCGAACTCGGTGTCGAGAAGGTTCACGATCTGCTCATCTCCCATGTTTGCTGTAGTTTCAGCGATTGCTACGACTACAGGCTTGTAAGCTGCCTTCAATGTGAAGTTAGCTTGTACACGAACATTCTGGCGGTCAGTATCAAGTCTGTCAGCGATACCAATATTGCCACCATTAGTGGTGTCTTGGTATTTGATAGCAAACTTGTATGAGGTACCAGATGTCCACTCCTTCGGCTTCTGAAGGAAAGTCATAAGACCCGGTGTACCTGTAGTAACCTGATCGAATACTTTCTTCAAGATGAACTCACGAGTGGTTGTGGTTACTGCTTGGTTAAATATCATCTTAGTAAACTGTTAAGTCCTACTTACCCTGCTGTGCTCGAAGGTAATCTACCGCCGTGGCGAAGCTACCGGGATCCAAAGATACGCCTGTGGCTCCGGGCGAAGAGCTTACAGGATCATTTCGTTTCAAAATGTTTTTCTCCGTAGTGGTTTGAACATTTTTAGCGAGTTTTGCCATATCAGACATATTCTGATAGGCCGCCTTGAGATTGTTGAATCCGTACTTTGTAGCGTGAAGGAAAAGGGCATTCTCATTCAGTTTCGGATCAACGGTTTTGATTTCAGTCAATTCCGATGATACCCGATCCTCGATGGCTTTGCGTTCGGCAACTACTGCCTGTTCACGTGCCTCGATCTGCTGAATGGTCCGCTTCTCTATCGCTTCTGCTAATTCCGCATAACTCTGCGGAACGAACTCGGGATCAGCGAGGGGATCAATAGGTTTTGGGTTTGTAATGTTCGGATCACTCCCAGTCTTTAGCGTAGCTAATTCTTGGGATTTGCGAGTAAACTCCGGAAGAAAGTTTTCTTTCCATTCTCTCGTGAGTGTATCGCCGTCCACCTTTCTCCCATCTGGAAGCTCATAAAGCTCTCCTTCAGGCTCGGTAGGTGCTACCGGCTCCGGTGTTTCAGTTGGAGTTTCTGGTTCTGTTGGTGTCTCATTTGGTGGAGTTGTGGGTGTCTCTGTTTCCACAGAAACATTTCCATTTTCTTCACTAGGAGCTACCTCCATACTTTCAATTGGTTCTGGCATTGTTTTAAGATTGCCCCCTCGTAACTTGGCTTTATAAAAAGCTGAAACGAGTTGCTTGATCAAACTAGCTGATAATTCAGGGTTATGCCCTGAAGCTTGGGGATAAACAGCTCTTGTAAAAGAAAAGAGTGAAAAGCTTTTCCCCAAATCTCAATGTACAACTTGCATGAGTTTAACGACTTCATCGGTCCCTGCCCTACATCATCGGCATCTCCGCCGGTGCCCCTTCAGGCGGCATCGGAGTAGCCGAATTCAATGCAGCAACTTGGCCCAAAGTAGGGGTGCCCGGAGTGAATGGAATTGGCATGCTACCCTCCTCGATATTCACAGCCTCCATAGGGTTCTGCTTGTAGATCACGGCGTTTCGAGCCATCTCTTTTGGATTGTCGTACTGTGCGATCTTGAGGTAATCAACCGGTGAGATGAAGCCGGCAGCCACATCATTCTGTGCTTGCTCAAACTTGAACTCATCATCAACTGGAAGTGTCTTACCTGCAATGATCGTAACCTCTGATCCAGTTTCGAAGTCATCTTGGATAAGCTCAATGATCTCTCGTGCTCCCTCCTCACCCATCCACTTAGCGTAGTGGTATTCGGTGTATCGGGTCTTAGCCAACTGCATACCCCATGAGAACATTTCATGTGCAACGTAATCGACAGTCTGGACCAATTCATTTAGGCGAAGGTAAGACTGCTGAATAAGAGCAAGGCGACCTGCCTTAGTCTCCTGACCTTCTCTTTCACCTCGGAAAGCAGAAGTGGCGGCCATGATGTTGTCGATCTCTTGGCGAGAATCGATCATGTCATCAAACACCATCTGTGGAAGTGCCTGACCTGTTTCTCGTGTAACACCATCCTTCACCCCCTTACCCCAAATGATTCCCTTAGTCTCGAATCGGATCCTTTGTGCATCACTCTTACCCATGACAGATGCATCAACCTTGAGCACGCCGTTAGCAAGCTCGCAGTTTTCATCAATGTCCATCTTTCGCTTATCGATACCTCTCTGCAATTCAGCAGAAAGTGTAATCATGTCTGTTCGACCAATTGGAGTGTTTTCGTTGTTGAAAACAGTTGCAAAGATGTAAGGCTTCCTTGGAGAATCAAAGTAGTTGAAGTAGTAATTCTTGTAGTGTGGAACTTCAGGCATTGATTCCGGAGTAGCACCAAGAGTAGGAGCTACCTGACCTTCCTGCACTTCGTGAGACTTCTGCATCTCTTCGTACTGTGCAACCTGTTGCTTACGATTGTCCTGATCAAGCTTGATATCCTGCATCCTCTGCCTTCGTGCTTCACCATCAAGAGATCCCTCATCGGTAGAGTTGAGTAATGTCTCTTCCTCTTCCGTAACAAGTAAACCTTCCCAATCCCAATATGGATTTTTGATACAGCCGAGAATAATATTATCGAGCTTAAAGATCACATAGTCTTGGATCCAAGCTTCTTTATATTTCACATCCGGATTCTTGATGTACAGAGTTTCATCGTCAGGAATTCCATACTTCTGCATAAGCTCCGCCTTCTTCTTAGGAAAACGCTGAATGATCGCACAGAGGTTATCTTCGATCTCTTCGATAACGAATTCTGTATCTGCTTCCTTGCGTGCGTACTTACCAACTCGAATACTTCGTGGATCGAGTGCTCTAAAATCAAAATCGTTTATTGCAGGATTCCAAAATGCCTTAACAACAATAAGCCTTCCAAAGTAAAGGTTTCGAAGCCCCATGCGAATGATCTCCTTCAGGTTTAGATCGTCATATTTCTTTCTAAAATAGCTTTCAAGCTTGCGTGCAAAATCCTGTGCAGCCTCACCATCTCGTGCCGGTAGAATATTAATGCCCGGTACATTTGCGATCAAAGAGTTGATAACTGCTTCCATGTTTACGAACACACGATTGGCTTGCACTCGAAACTTCCTTCGTCTTTCAGGAACATATTGCAGCCAGTCGGCCTTGTTTTCATATACACTGGTATTCGCTTCGTAAACTTTTCTTACTTCATCCCAAACTTCGGAGGAGGAGGACCATCGGCCTTCAATAAGCCGAGCCTTTGCATCATCACTATATTTTTCTATATCGATTTTTGCCATTTAATGAAAAGGAGCCGAACACCCTTTCGGATGCTCGGCTTGCGTTAAGCGTTGAGCTAATGTCTAACACCTCAAGCATATCACAATTTTTATGTAAAGCACAGCAGTTGTGGATAACTATGCTCTTGCGGAGAATAAGAAATCTTGCCTACGAACAGATTTAAGCACTCCATCCTTGTCGAAGTCTAAAAGAATCGTGGCATTCTTCTGCTCGAACACCCCATTATTGACCAGTAGCGAGATCGGCTCAAAATGCTTCTGGAATATTAAAAATTGCTTCACTTCCTCGTCTGGCATAAACACTGGGATCTTAGTTTCCATAGTTATTATCAGTAAAAGCCCTACTAATATCGTAAACATTGTCCGCATCGATCACTGGATTCTTCTCCTCGGCGGCTGATTCTGCGAAAAAGGCCCCACTTCCATCACCCTGAAGGGCCAAATATGAGTATAAATCAGCGAAAACGTAGTGGTCCACACCAGTTGTCGATTCCCACACGTATCGCTCAATTCCTCGATTATTCACCACCTTCATACGCCTCAAAGTCTCGTAATGCTTGATATATTCCATGAAATCCTTGTCCGCCGGTACCCCGATCAGCTCTTTTGCCTCGATTTTGTCGGTAAGCATGCGGTCGATGATTCGGTCCCGGTGAGAATACACAATTCCCTTCTTATCACCCTCCCCGAACCACACGATCACCTGCGGATTGTTGGCATTTTCTTGGAAAAACGACATCTGCATGTACGGATAGGTGTCCACGTAGTATTTCGCCATGGTATTGTCCGGCATCGCATCGATCACGCCGGCTTTGGGCTTCCAAATACGCAGAATGTCATCCAAATCACTCCATGCGGTAAACTTCCCTACCTTGATGATGCCCTTTTCGGACCGGATCACGTAGTGTTTGATGTTACCAATGTCAATTCCGATGAATCGGTTGCCGGTATCGAGGCTCTTCGGGGTCCAAATGTCGAGAATTGTGGCCTTACTGACCGACAAATCACCCGGTGAATAGGGTTTCCCGAGCACGAAGTTGTTGAAGTAGCCCGGATCACCCTGACTGTCATCAATCACATCCTCCGCCGGAATCCACGCACACATGAGGTGAGAAATGTGGTAGCCGGATATCTTCGAGCCGGGGTTCTGTGGCACCCATTTACCCCTTCGGCGTACGTTGTTGGAGATCGGATTCTTGCATTCTCGACAAATGTAGCACTTTTTCTCCATGTCGATCGATTCGGGCCATACGAGCGTTTGCTCGTGCCGACAATGAGGGCATGTGATGAACCATTCCTTCTGATCGCTCTTATTCCACGCCTGATCAAGCTCATCACGCTCAACGCCCGGGTTGGAGAATAGCCACCTCCCCCGATACTGGGATGCCTTGATACGAGACTTATACGTTTCGATCGCCCCCTGATCGGATCGGCTCACCTCATCGTGCACCAAGAGATCGGCTGTGGTCGAGATCGGAGCAGTTTTGGAGATCGTACCCTTGAAGAAGATGAAGCGATCGTTGAATTCCTTCCTTTCGATACTGTCGGTAGCCATGCCATAGAACTCGTGATAGTTGGCCTGAATGATCTTATTCATCTTCGATGACACGAATTCTTTCACATCGTCATCAGACGGCATGGTGTATAGACAGTTGAAGTGCAAATACTTCACCGCAAACAAAATCTTGAGTGAGAAGCTCACGCTTTTACCCACCTGTGCACACGCTGCCACCACGATCTGCGGATTCCAGTCGGTAAGAATATCCAAGAGAAAAGGCCGATCCTTGAAGTCAAAGATCTCTCCCTTCTCGTTCACAATATTCTCACTGACGATCCATTGAAGTATCGAGAAATACTGCTTCGCCTCTATTTGGCTATTCTTCTTTGCCTTCATCCGGCGTGTTGGTTATGACTGTCTCCATCGAGATCAAGCTCGATGCGATAGCTACAGCACTCTCAAGGGCAAGTCGAACCACTTTGAATGGGTCGATGATGCCGGCTTTGAACATATCTACAGCAACTTGCTTCGTTCTGAAATCAACACCATACCCTGCTTCGGTCCATTCGATATCAAGAGGGATCTCCCATCCGGCGTTCAATGACATCTGCTTGAATGGTGCCTTAAGTGCTCGCTTGAATATCGGATCCTCTAATTGATATGCCACATGGCTAAGAGCAGAACCTCCGCCGGGTAGAATACCTTCCTGCAAGCCGGCCTGTGTAGCGTTGATGCCGTTCTCAAACTTATACTTCTTCGCATTGAATTCTGTGTCGGTGTAGGCACCAACTCGGATCACACCGATACCACCAGTGAGCTGTGCAAGACGATCTTCGAGCTGTCCTTTCGAGTACTCGCTTGTGGTGTTGCCAATGAGTGCTTCAATCTCCTTAATACGTGCATCGAGCACCTCGGCGTTACTCTTGCCTCCGATGATCGTAGTGTTTTCACGTGTAACGATAACTTTCTCGGCACGGCCACATAGAGCTTTGGTCGCTTCCGGCAATTTCATTCCCATCTCTTCGCTGATTACAGTTCCTCCGGTGAGTGATGCAATGTCGAACAAGAAATCTCGTGCATGGCTCGCTGTGTATGGATTCTTCACGCACGCAATCTTTGCAATACCCTGCATAGCATTCTGTGCGAGCGTTCCAAGAGCTACGCTGTCCACGTCATCGGCAATGATGAGAATACTACTTCCGGTCCCGATGGAGTTTAAAAGCGGTAGGATCTGCTCATTCATGCTGATCTTTCGGTCCACTAGCACGATGTAGGGATTCTCGAGCACGCATGCACCGGTTGCCCGGTCGTTGATAAAGAAAGGTGATATAAGCCCACGATTGAACCTCGCACCCTTCACCACTTCTTTTGAGTACCCGATCCTAGAACCTTGCTCCACTGTTACAACACCATTGATGCCTACTTCCTTGATGATCTCGGCGATAAGCTTCGCCACTTCCGGATCAAGTGATGAGATGGTCGCAATACGTTCAATGTCCTCCTCCTTCACATCACGCTTCAGTGCTGAAAGTGCATCGATCGTGTCCTTCAGTCCTTGCTGTAGGCGTTCTCGAACTTCTCGGATCTTCGAACTGTCGTTCGCTATCTCTTTGAAAGCTTCGTGCACTATGGCCTGTGTCAGTACTGTGGTCGTTGCTGTACCATCTCCGCCTTCAGTCGATGTTCGCAAAGCTGACTTCCTAAGCAACTGCAAGCCCATGTTCTCGTGTCGGTCCTTGAATTCCAGATTTTTTAGGATCGTTACACCATCATCACACTCGATAGGATCTAGGCCGGGCCATTCGATCATAGCGGTCATGCCTATTGGTCCAAGTGTTGGGCGTACTGCATCGCATGCCTTATCAACACCGGCTTTCACTCTCATTCTTGCTTCATGGCCTTTTGTAATGTCTTTGATCATGTGTCTTTATCTTAAAATTAAACGATCGCTAGTAAATCAGAAACCTTCACAAACTTGTGTCGCACACCTTCAAGCTCGATCTCATGCGTGTCTGGTGAGTACTTTGCGAACAGCACCACATCACCAACGGCCAGATGACTATCACCAAGGTACACCGGTTGCGACCTAGGGATCTGCACGATCACGGCCTTGTAAACAAAATTGTCTTGCACTTCTACAACTTGAAAGCCTTCCTTCTTCTCCTCTTCAAGCTTCTTCACTAGCACATAGTTATTCGATATTTCTTTCATGTCTTTATTTTAGCAAACTTATAATGAGCGTTACCGGCACGGCGATACGCCAGAACCACATCTCAAGCGGATAGGCATGGAATATGATCCACAGCTCTCGCTCTTCTTCTTGTTTAGTTTCGTTTTCCATAAAGTAGATTAAAGCCTGTCTCATGCGGTTGCACTAGATCGTCATGATGCTTGCCACGATCTACGTGCACGGCCTTCGATCGATAGAAAAACGTGTCCTTGTGCTTGTCTAGCACAAGTCGCATGCTCCACTTCGAGCATGTCCGGTGCTTCGCTTTGTAGAAAGCTAGCAATTGTCCTTCACAATTCCAGTCGGGTTCGATATGCAAGACCGCATGACTTTTAAAATCTACCTTACATCGATCACAATGAAAGTCGGTTATTGTTACCGGCTTTGCATCTCTTAACTCGCTCATACGTTCGAGCTTCGCCTTCTCTCGCTCTCGGTGCTCGGTCCGGTCCAACGCTCGGGCCTCCTGTCGAGCTATAAGATCTCGGATATGGTAATGCTCTTCAACAAGAGGCTTCGGCGTGTGTCGCAATGGGTCGTTCGTGATCATAGGTTTTTCAGTCTATCGTACCAACTTTTTAAACCTTTGTCGGACTTCTGCAACTCTTCAAACTCTTCGTGTGTACCTTCACCAAAAAACACGGCTTTGCCATCGCCTTCATCTGATACATCAGGGACAGCTTTCAACTGCTCCTCGCTCAAGCTCTCAAGGATAGCAAGAGCCTTCGGATCCTTCTTCGCTAACGCTATAAGTCTTTTAATTTTCTTGATCATCTGTTTTTGCGAGCATGTTTTTAATTTCTGCATCAATGATCTTCACCTTCTCCTGCACTGGTCCAGAGAAAATAAGATTGTATGTTGTTGTAGATTGGGGCGGTTTTGTTTCGTCAGTGTAACGGCCTTTTAATTTATAAGCCATTTCAAGTGCATCTTTTTTTGCTCGATTGTCGCTAGACCAAAAATAAACATGCCTCGCTTGCTCGCCGTGCACAATTCTCCGGACCTTACAATTTACTTCTGCGAGCATTTCCACAATATCTTCATCACTCAAAACATCTTCACCTTCTTTTTTTTCTGCGTTCTTTTTCGGTCCAAGACCAAAAACCATGTGATCAATTCTGGTGCTGTTCAAAAGTTCTTTGTGCTTTTGCGTAAGCTCGCCATCAGGCAAAAGATCTTCGATAATCTCGTTCCATGTTTTGCTTTCTGTGATCTTTTGAGGATTGTCAGCGACTTCTTGCGAGTAGCCGGCTTCTAAGATAGCCTTCCGCATATTTCCGCCATTCTCCGCCAAATTGTCAAGCACCTTTTTGTGTCTTTTTGCAACAGTCGGCCTCGAAAACTTACGCTGTTTTTTCTTCTTCTCCATCAATAAATTTCTTATTTTCTACAGTTCCCATCAACTCAACCCTTCTAAATATCTTTATTTCTGCCCCTAAAGTTCCTTGAGGTGTAATTATAGGACCACAAACGATCTCGAGCGAGCTATCCATGAGAAACTTCTGCAACTTCGCAACTGCTTCTTTCCCTTCAGCTTCCTTCAATGGCATCAACGTGTATTCTTTTTTCATGATTATTTTAAATTAAGTCTCGCTTTATTCATCCTCTCAACATGCTTCCGTTTCTCTCCCGGATCCATGTTTCTCCACTTACTAAAGGCTATAGCTCGCATTCTCCTAGATCTTTCTTCCGGTTCTACGTTCTCCCATCGCTTCCGGCTCGCTTCAGAATACTTGCTCATCCATTAACAATATCATGCGATAGACATCATGCCTAAAATGAGTGTGGATATTTGATACACCAGATACAGCCTTTTTTATATTACGTGTAATCATTGCAAACAGCCCTCATACTGTTGTCCATAACAATAGTTATATAAAATATCTTCGTAATATATAAAAAGGTGTATCGCTCCTCAATAGCTTTCCCCTTACTATTGTTGCAAACAATAGGATGAGTGCTAAAATATACCTATTATTTATAATGTTGTTATAACCAATAGTATGAAGATAAAAATATTGCAATGTGGGCGGTGTCTCCATGAGTGGGCCTCTAGGATGCCAAAAGACAAAGAGCCTAAAACTTGTCCGAAATGCCGTTCGCCGTACTGGAATAAACCACGCTCAAGAGGTAGCAAAAAGATCCGGGAGATGCTTCTCGAGCAAGAGATCCGGCTCAAAGGAGTAAAATAACCTCTATTTGACAAGTCCCCCAAAAGTGTGTCATAACGATATTTCCTCTTGACCCCCTATGCCTATTAGTGATAGTATATAGTAGTAAGCAATTAATAAGAAGATAAGAAAAAACAACATGCGACAACTTCAAAAAGATCTAGTGCAAGCTTGCCGGACCAAGAACATCACATGGCGAGATAAGCAAAAGCGATGGTATGCAGTAAAGGAGTATGCGAGCCAATTTAAAAAATATGACGATCTCACACTACGTGAAATCGATCAGGTGGTAGCAGAGATAACAAAAAATTAATATGACAACCTCAACCATGCAAGAAGTTAAATCAAATCTAGTCGGCAAGATCATCCACACATCATGGGGCTACGATATGACAATCAATGAGTACGCCGTGATCGTGGATGAGACTGATAAAACAGTTAAGTGCAAAATGCTCAAAGCGAGCGTGGTCGATGATTACGGCAAGGACAACGGCAAAGCTATGCCAACCCTAGCAGAAGAATCAGAACAGCCTTTCAGACTTCATAAGAGACAGTGGAACGGCGGAGCGATCTACTTCAAAGGCTCATACCCATTCTGCAACGGCTCAAAGCGATCAGACTGCTTCAGCCTCTGGAACGGTCAAGCCAATTATCACAACACTTGGGATTAATTCATAACTAACATGAACAGAAAAACAACATGGGAGAAGCAAGGAAGCTATAAAAGCTTCAACACCGGCAAGCCCATGATCATTGTGCTTGATAAGGCAACCGGGGCAACCGTGCTCGAGCCATTGCACAAGCAGAAGGCCCATAAGTGCGAGATCTGGGACATAAACCCGGGCGGTTACTGTAACGTGTGTGGTGCTGGGCGTGATCACTCTTAATTCATAACTAACATGCAAAACTGCAAACACAACTGGATTCCCCAGATGGCCCTCGAGCAAAACGGTGACGAGACAGAGGCGTGCGACAAGTGTGACGAGGTCCGTGCGGTCATTAATGTCAAGAATCTAGCAACACTTAAGAAGGCACTTACACTGGGACAGCAGATCGAGCTATTGACGATTGATGGTCATGCCCCACTAGAAAAGGTCAGGGGCGTCCGCCAAGTAGTCAAGGTCCAGACCAACGGCGTGTACCTATCCACGCAGGAAAACTTGCGGAGATCGTGGATGGACTT